AATAATAATACAAATGGATTCATTTTATAATAATTATATATAATATTTTTCACAAGGTACAAAATATTATTTTTGTACAAGATACAGGATAAATTTTATACAAGATAATAATTTGTAACAATAATATATAATGATTGTTATACATGCCGATTCACAATCATCAGCCAATGAAGTCAATAAACTTGTTGATAGTGGTGCTGATGTATTTATGCTTATTTATATGGACGGATGTGGTCCATGTAATGCTACGCGTCCCGAATGGGCAAAATTAGAAAGTGCGTTAAAAACACAATATAAACACAATAATCGCCTTGTAATTGCCAGTGTTAATAGTAAAGTAGTTGATTCGGTTAAATATATAGGAGATATTAATGGATTTCCTACAATACTGTATTTATCGCAAAATGGAAAACAAATGGAGCAGTATGAATCTAGCTCCATCAAAGATAAACAACGTAATGTTGACTGCTTTATGAACTGGGTAGAAAGTCACGTTGGAAAAGTTGTCTCGGAAAGTAGTCACCAAAATGTTTTGAAAAGAATTACAAAAAGACATATTCAGTCAAAACAAAAACAATCTAGAATAAAAAGACAATCTAGAAGAAGACAATCTAGACAAAAAGGAAGACAATCTAATAGACGTTATTACCGAAAATAATAAATAATAATTAAAATGTAATTATTTAGTATTTGTAGTATATAGAAAATGGATGATGTGGATATAATTACATGTGTATTAATAGTTATATGGATTTCCTTATTTTTTTATATTAATTATCTGTCTGTAAATTTTGATGATTTTTTATCTAGTAATAATGCTACTATTATAATCAAAAATATAATAAGTTTTATATGGTTTTCATTTTTGGTATATATGTTTTATTGGATAATTGATTTTAGTTTTTATAAGACTAAAAATGGAGATAATAAATCTGATATCCCAGTTTTACAATGCATTTTTTGCGGATTATATGCTTTTTTATTCATTGTTTGTATGAACACAATACCAAGTAATAATGTAATTAGTGGCTGGTGGTTCTTTGGTATTGGATTTATAGGTGTCATATTTGGATTTATATATTATTTTAATTATTTGAAAGAATTAGGAATGGCATTTTTTTCAGACCAAAAAAGTGAAGATAAAAGTTGGAGCCCTCAACAACATTTTATCACGGTATTTTCGCCAATTCTTCGTTTCATAATAAATAATAAAAAGGATAAAAAGGGTGATAATGATGATAATGGTGATAATGGTGATAATGGTGATAATGGTGATAATGGTGATAATGGTGATAATGGTGATAAGGGTGATAAAGGTGATATAGATGAAACAACAACTAACAATAACCCAAATAGCATTAAAAATTTTGATAATGAGAAACTGTTATATACTTTATCAATATATGCCAATAAAATTGTAGATGTAGTAATTAAATAGAAAAATAAGACAAAATACAATTATTTTAGTATAATGTATATATAATATAAATTATGACTAAAAAAAGTAAGGAAACTCCAGAGGCAAAACAGAAAAGAGAGGCTGAACAGGCCAAAAAGAACAATCTTATTTTAATTGATAATATAATGTCACTAATATCGTCCAGTATTTTGTGTTTTATTATCCCGATATTAATAATTAATTTTGTTATAGTAGCTGTAATAAAAATTGTATTGGGTGAAACTAACACATTACCACAAACAAAAGAAATATTAGATATTGCTTATTCAAAAGCATTATGTGTTGATAATTTAAATATTGTAGACCCATTAAAAGGTGTTATTAAAAGTCAATACAATACAATGATATCAAAAATTATCAGTATTGCAAATAATTTTCTTGAAATGGAATTGAGCACACTTCCATTTAGTATTACAATAGAACAAGGAAATTTAGAGGCTATTGTGAAAAATATTGGCAATATTGGAGAACAAATACCCAAATCAGATAAGGTCGCGATTAGAACCACTTTTGATAAACCAAATGAAAAATGTAGCACAGAAGTAAAATCATTGCCTGATTTAATTAACGTTATTGATATACAAGATTTGATGAGTAAAATACCTGGACTAGAAGGAGTAAATTTAAATGATTTACCATCATTGGCAGACGCACATAAAGGAATAACAGAAGAAGCAAATAAATCCTTTGACAATTTTGGATTTAAAGATGCTATATCAAAAGATGGACCTAATCCATTTAATAATCAAGAACTTGTTGCGCAGATGAAAATGTTAAAACCCCAATAAATATACTTAGAGTTATTTGTGTGTACAACAAAATTTGATATTTATTATAATTATTATAATAAACATTAAATTTTTACAAACTATGTGTTTATAAACCCGGTTAGCTCAGTTGGTAGAGCGCAGGACTTTTATCAAAAGTTAAAGGTTATCCTGTGGTCGAGGGTTCAAGTCCCTCATCGGGTGTTATTATTTTTATTATTATTTTTATTATTAAGTTTATCGCAAAGCATACTTATCAATTGTTACTGCTTTGGTAACATTTCTTACAATTTTTTCAATGTTATCCTGTTGTTCTTGTTCTGTAACACCTGACATTGCATTCATAACTATTTTGTTATATTTGTCGTATTTTTTAGTTGTCGGGTCCTTGCATGACGGATTCTCTTTAACCCATTCATTGATTTGTTTTATATTTTTAAATGCCACCTTTTTAATTGCATTTTTAATCAAAGACTTATCTTCCGTTTCCTTTATCCATTCATCATTATCTTTAATGTAAATGACCTCTCGCTTTGAATCACTACAATGTATGGGTCTTAAATGAACACCTAACGCATTAATTCCTTTTACAAATATTTTAGAAACGCCATCAGCATAACCTAAATTCGCAAATTCCTCCAAGTCCGACAAATTCATTTTGATTGATTCCACAAATTCATTAATATTCAAGGCATCTTTACACTGTTCATTCAAAAAGAAATTTAAGTTGAATGATTTGTTATTACAATTGTTGTTAATATTGTTAATATTGTTAATATTGTTATTTATAGTATTCATTGTTTCCTTCTTAAGTAATTCCAAAATTAAGGTCTTAAAGTCTTGGTTTTGTTCATGCATAAACTCCTTCAATGTTTTATTCTCATTTACTAATGTATTAATCATAGTTGTATTGGTATTATTTGTATTATTATTGCTAGACGTATGGGTTACACATTTTTTATTATGTTTCCAAATTCCGCTTTGAGTAATGAATTTTTTGCCACATTCACACTCGAAATTGGGGATTTTTGGGATTTCCGTTATTTCCAAAATAATTCCATTTTGGGTTTTTTTATGTTTTGATGTGGACAAATGTTTCGCATAATCTTTTTTGTTATCTGTTTTGTATTGACAAGAATCGCAACAAAAATTGGGGATTTTTTGGGACAAATTTATTTCCATTTCTGCTAAATACTGAGGATATTTTATTTTTTAAAGAAAAACTGTAAAATTTATCATCACAATGTTTTTGATAAATAAAAATATTTGTGATGGTTATGGTGACAATGTGAAAAAACAGGGGTTTTCAAAACTTTTTCGGGGGTTTCATTTTTGGACATTTTTAAAAATGTCCATTTTTTGATTCCCTTTTTACTTTTTGGAAAAATTATAAAACTTTGTATATAAACAAATATAAATAATATAAATGTAAATCAATGTTATAAAATGATACTAACTATGCTAACAAAATCATTAAAATGAGAAAAATATAATTTCACCTAGACAAATTTCAAAAACTAAACTAAACAAACCAATAAAAATTGAATTAAAAATAGCCCAAGTATTAAATTAACAAATATAACAATTAAAAATGGCATCAACGTTGGAACATACTTTTAAATTATTTGAGTTCAACGTGTATAATAGTAAGGGGGCTAGTCAATCTAGTGAAGAAGATAGTGATGATAATGGTCTTAGTTCTTTTAATAAAGATAATTCCACATTTGCAATACAAATGTTTGGAATAAATGAACAAGGAGAAAAAGCATCCATATTAGTAGAAGAATATCAGCCTTTCTTCTACTTAAAAGTAGGTGACAAATGGACTAAAAGTATTAAGGACCAATTTGTAACACATTTGAAGGCCAAGATTGGCAAATATTATGAAAATTCTATTACTGAATGTAAGCTAATTGAGCGCAAAAAGTTGTATGAATTTGACGCCGGTAAATTGCACCGTTTCATTCAAATAAAATTTGCCAATGTGCCTGCTTATAACAAGGTAAAGAATTTCTGGTATAAAGATAACATCAATTCAGAAGGTGAAAAAGAGCGCGGTCTGATACCGAATGGCTTCTGGTTTAAGGACTGTTATGTAGAATTATATGAAGCAAATATCCCCCCTTTGCTACGTTTCTTTCATTTGCGTGAAATTAGTCCATCAGGTTGGGTAGCGCTTCCTGCTAAAAAGACATTTGAAATCAAGGGCTCTTTAAAAACAACTAGTTGCGACTTTGAGTTTTCAATTAATTACAAAAATATTATTCCTTTGAATGATAAGGAAACTCGTGTGCCTTACAAGATTATGAGTTTTGATATTGAAGCTAGTAGTAGTCATGGAGACTTCCCTGTGCCAATTAAATCGTATAAAAAGTTGGCAACAAATATTGCCGACTATTTTGCGAAAATGACATCTGATATAACCCCTGTATCATGCAAAACATTATTGTCTGATATCATAAGAACCGCATTTAATCTAACCGAGAATATAAAGCCGGTTCCAAATATAGACCTAGTATATTACAAAGGAAAATCATTATCAAGGCAAGATTTAGATGTAAGAATAGAAGAATGGTTGAAAACAAAGATTAGAGACAGAGAGGATAAAAATGACGACACGCATTTGATAGAGGCACTATTTGAAAACGCGAACAAGGCGCTTCAAATTAAGGAAAAGGAAGAAAAAGAAAATAAGGAAAATGATGATGATGATGATAACTCAGATTCTGATTCGGAAACAGAAGAAATAGTAGAAGAAGATGGCCCGAAATATTTCAGCCAAAATAGCTTTAAAGCCGAATCCTATAAAAACAGACAATCAACCATTGTGGATATAATGTGTGACAAGAAGTTTGAGCGCGAAGGTAAAATAAACGAGCTCATCTTTGCCCTAAGAAACAATTTTCCGCAATTAGAAGGCGACAAGGTCACATTTATTGGCTCTACGTTTGTAAGATACGGTGAAAAAGAACCATTTTTGAATCATTGTATTGCTCTAAATTCTTGTGACTCATTAGACGGCGTCGTGCCTAATTCGCAAATAGAGACATACAATTCTGAAAAAGATGTATTAAATGCGTGGACAAATCTGGTTCAACGAGAGAATCCAGACATTATTATTGGTTACAATATATTCAGTTTTGATTACGAGTTTATGTTTCGCAGGTCACAAGAATTAGGTTGTACTGAAGATTTCTTAAAACTATCTAGAAACAAAGACGAATTGTGTGCTACAATTGACTACAAGACGCAAAAGATGGAAATAGACAAGAGCAGTATTACGTTGGCATCTGGCACATATGATTTGTCAATTATAAAAATGAATGGCCGACTACAAGTTGATATGTTGAACTGGTTTAGACGAACTGAGAACTTAACATCTTACAAGTTAGACTATGTTGGCGGTCACTTTATTGGCGATTATGTCAAGAAGTTGGAGCACCAAGAAAACGGAAATACTCGCATATATACGGTTAATATGACCGGTCTACAAACAGATAGTTTCATACATTTTGAGGAAATAAATCATTCATCAGACTATTACAAAGATGGCGCAAAATTCCGCGTGTCATATGTAAACAAAACAGAGGGATGGTTTGAAGTGGATGGACTAGAAAATCCGAAGGCAAAAGCCGTCAAATGGGGTCTGGCAAAGGACGATGTGTCACCTAAGGATATTTTCAGGATGACAAATGAAGGTCCTACTGCTCGTGCTGTCATTGCGAAATACTGTATTCAGGATTGTAACTTGGTCCAGCATCTGTTTTCAAAGGTGGATGTTGTTACGGATTTGGTAGAGATGGCAAAACTGTGTAGTGTTCCGATGAGTTTCCTAATCTTCCGAGGCCAAGGCATCAAGCTGACAAGTTATGTAGCGAAGAAATGCCGGGAAAAGGGTGTATTAATGCCGGTGATTAATAAGGGGTCTAAAGATGATGGTTATGAAGGTGCCATTGTTTTAGAACCAAAATGCGGATTATACTTAGACAATCCGATTGCTGTTGGTGACTTCGCATCACTGTATCCAAGTTCAATGTTATCGGAGAATTTGTGCCCTAGTAGCAAAGTGTGGACAAAGATATACGATTTGGCTGGCAATTTAGTGACAGAGACAGGTACAAAGAATGACCAAAAGAATGACCAAAAGAATGACCAAAAGAATGATTATCTATACGACAATCTGCCTGGTTACGAATATGTTGACATCCGATTTGATACATTCAGATATTACAGAAAGAATCCGAAGGCACGTGCTGAAAAGATTAAGAATGGCTACAAATTGTGTCGGTTTGCGCAACCATTACACAACAAAGATAAAGTCTTGGAAGAGAAAGCAATTATGCCTTCTATTTTACAAGAACTATTAAAGGCGCGAAAGGACACAAGGAAGATGATAGAGAAAACTGATGATGACTTTATGAAAAACGTACTTGATAAGCGACAATTAGCTTATAAGGTGACGGCCAATTCATTATATGGTCAACTTGGTGCCAAGACAAGCACATTTTACGAGCCGGATATTGCTGCATCAACGACTGCTACTGGACGGCTATTGCTGACGTATGCGAAGCGCGTAGTTGAAGAATGTTATGGAGACACTACAGTTGATACCAAATATGGTCTAATAAATACAAAAGCCGAGTACGTTTATGGAGATAGCGTGGCAAATTATACACCAGTTTATGTAAAACATAATAACCTGATTGACATATTAACTATTGAAGAATTGGCCGTTAAATATGGCAAAAATAATTGGGTCAAATGTTCTGAGCCCGGTAAACAGGATAAGGAATTCTGTGAGCTGGAATCTGTGGAGACATGGACTGAATCAGGGTGGACCAAAATGTTTCGTGTTATTAGACACGAGTTAGCATCGCATAAGAAAATGATGAGAATTTTGACACATACTGGATGTGTTGATGTAACTGACGACCATTCACTTGTAAGAGCAGATGGAACTGAAATATCACCAAAAGATGTTAAAATTGGGTCAGAGCTTTTACATTATCCGTTTCCAAAAAATGAAATAAAAATAAATGCCGTATCTATTGAAGAGGCAAAAATATTAGGATTCTTCTTTGGAGATGGTAGTTGTGGAGAGTATACTTGTGTGTCAGGAAAAAAATCTAGCTGGGGATTAAATAACGCATCATTATTATTATTAGAATCTTATCAGGTTTTATGTCAAAATGTATATCCTGAGTTTACCTGGGTAATTATGGATACGATAGAAAGCTCTGGTGTATACAAACTGGTACCAAAGTGTAATAATGAATATGGTAAAATTGCCAATTTTGTAAGAATGTATCGTAAAAATATGTATTATGAAAATAGCAAGGCAAAAATAATTCCTGACTTTATATTGAACGCATCAGAAGATATACAAATTGCTTTTTGGGATGGACTATATGATGCTGATGGAGACAAAAGTAAAAATATTCGTGTTGACCAGAAAAACCAAATAAGTGCTTCACATATAGCATTCTTGGCATCGAGTATTGGATATGATATATCTATTAACACACGAGCAGACAAACCAAATGTTTTTAGAATAAATATGTCAAAGAGTAAAATGCGAAGAAACTCTATAGCTATTAAAAAAATACATGAACTTGAATATTCAGGATACGTATATGATTTAACAACAGACAATCACCACTTTGCCGCAGGAATAGGAAATATGATAGTTCACAATACGGACTCAGTATTCTTCACATTCAACCTACAAGACAAAGAAACTGGCGAAAAAATTATTGGTACCAAGGCCTTAGAATTATCCATTGAAATCGCGAAAGAGGCATGTCATAACGTGTCGAAGTTCTTAAAACAACCTCACGATTTTGAATACGAGAAGACATTCTTACCGTTCTGTCTGTTGTCAAAGAAGCGTTATGTTGGCATCTTATATGAGCACGACCCTAATAAGGGCAAGCGAAAGGAGATGGGTATCGTTTTAAAACGCCGCGATAATGCACCCATTGTGAAGGACGTATATGGTGGCGTAATAGACATTTTGATGAAAGACCGTGATATCAAAAAGGCTTTGGATTATGTAGATAAATGTTTACAAGAATTGGTGGACGGCACGGTTCCGATTGAGAAACTGATTATTACTAAATCATTGCGTTCGTTTTACAAAAACCCGCAGCAAATTGCTCACAAAGTATTGGCGGACCGCATTGGAGCAAGAGAGCCCGGAAACAAGCCAACATCGGGTGACAGAGTGCCATTTGTATATATTGTCAATCCAAATAAGAAGGCACTACAAGGGGAGAAAATAGAGACACCAACTTTTATTAGAGAGAATAATATACAAATAGACTATTCGTTTTATATAACAAATCAAATAATGAAACCATTGTTACAATTATTTGGATTGGTTGTGGAAGATATTTGGATGAGTCAGAAGCCTCCAAGGCGCGCAAAAGTTACAAATTTCAGAAAAGAAATAGACATTTTGAAGCGCGACTTTGCAACAGATAGTAAAAAATGTGAAGACAAGATTGCTAAGTTGAAGGATAAAGAGGTGAAGGCGCTAATATTTGATAAGTATTTGAGAGTTACTAACAATGCAAAAGAAGGAAATCAAAGCGTTACCAATTTCTTCCAGAAAAAGTAAGAGACCCGAAAAGTAATTAAAATGATTAATAAAAAATAATAAGTGTATTTTATTAAATTTCTAATATAAAAATTTAATAATTAAATATTTTTTTATTGGTTTGGTATTTTATTTAACAACCAGCAAGGTTGCTATAATTAATTCCGCCAGATTTATTTTTAGTTGAAAATGCGTTGTAGACAATAGCAGTCAAATTTGCGAGTTGTTTGGTAAGGAGTTTCACCTGTTGTTTCATGTTGTACCTATCATATTCCTCATCCTCTTCACTATCATTTACATCCTCCCCATCACTCGCATCATGATTTATATCCTCGGTATAATCCTCATCATACTCGCTAGTTTCACTCTCACTTTCATAATCATCATTCACATCTACAGTTAAATTCTTATAACTATTTAAATAAAGTTCATTGTAATCAGCAATGCCCTCAGCATCAAGCTTATACATAATAGCACTGGGGCTTCTCTCGTGTAACTCAGCAATCTCCTGAATAGACAATTCAAGGAGGTCAAATTCTCTCTCTAATCTCAAGCATTCATTAACAGTCCATCTAGCATTAGCACGTCTATACATTCTTATATACCATAATATTGTCATATATCTTTATATTGTTTTTTATAATATTTTTATCTTTGATTAGACGAATCTGGATTGGTATTTTCTGAATTACGTGTAATAATTGTCTCGTACATTAAAATATTGTTAGATGGGTCAAATACAAAACGGTCATTGCTATTCGCATTTGATAATGGATTAAATAAAGATTCAAATAGTCTACCGGATATTGTGTCTAATAAATTGTTACCAATTTCATTGTTACCAATTTCATTGTTAGATAAATCATAAATTATTTCATTATTAGATGCATCCAAAGAAGGGTTTGTTGTGGCATTTGTTTCTGCATGTGATGTGGCATTTGTTTCTGCATGTGATGCAGCACTTGTTGTATGATTGCGCACATCAAATCTACAAACAGGACATCTCACGTTACTTTGAAACCATTCGTCAAATTGAGAAGGTACAAATAAATGTCCACAATGATGTATTTGTCTAACCTGGTCATCAATATTAAAACGGTCCATTGATATTGGACAAGATTCAGATAAGGGTCTTTCAATATCACCATATCTAACAAGTCTAGATGCGGTTTCTAACTGTTGATTACTTGGTCTAACAGTAACAGTCGTATTTAAAAAAGAAGACAATAAATCAGTGACTTGTCTACCAAAAATACTTGTGTTAGTGTTAGTGTTAGTGTTAGTGTTAGTGTTAGTGTTAGTGTAAATACTTGGATTTATAGGATTCTGATAATCATACAAAACACTTGGTCTAATTTGTTCAAATACATTATTGAGATTAGTTCTAGACCTGTTATTATGTCTGTTATTACGATTTGAATTAGTGTTAGTATTTGAATTAGTGTTAGTATTAGTATTAGTATTTGAATTAGTATTTCTATTACTAGACGCCTGTAAAACACGATTCATATTATGACGTATTTCATCCAACATATTATATAACCTCTCCATTTGCAAATATATTTGGTTTATTTGCCCAACAAGTATATCAAGTGTTCGCTGATGAATAGGAGATTGATGTGTGACATCCATAATATTATTTCTTATTTCATCTAATGTATCATATTGTCTGATTATTTGATTATTTACACGATTATATTGGTCAAGATAGATACCAAGAGCACGGTTTTGAATATCGTATGACAAATTCATATGGTATTAATATAATATATTATATTAAATCTGTTTAAATGTATTGTTATATAATTAATTATTAGTTGAATAAAATGTCAAATCCTATTAATTATGATAAATATTGCAATAAGGGGCTATCAGGGTTAGCAAATCTAGGCAATACTTGCTTTTTAAATTCTTGTATGCAAGTATTGTCACATACATATGAATTAAATGATTTTTTAAATTTAGAAACATACAAGAAAAAACTTAAAAACAAATATGATACTGCGTTACTATTAGAATGGGATGAACTCCGAAAGCTACTATGGAGTGAAAACTGTATTGTATCTCCGACTAAATTTGTAAAAACAGTTCAGAAAGTTGCACATTTAAAGGACCGTGAATTATTCACAGGTTATTCACAAAATGACCTCCCGGAGTTTCTAATATTTGTCATAGATTGTTTTCATAATGCATTAGCAAGAGAGGTAAATATGACAATTCAAGGTACAATAGAAAACGAACGTGATAAAACGGCGTTAGTCTGTCTTGAAAGAATAAAGCAAATGTATAGCAAAGATTATTCAGAAATATGGAATTTATTTTACGGTGTTCAGGTTTCGCAAATTTCATCAATTACTTCAGAGGAGGTAATTAGCATAACACCCGACCCCTATTTTATGGTTGACTTACCTATACCAACTAACAATAAATCACCAACATTAATAGATTGTTTCAATTTATATGTTGAAGGAGAAATAATGGATGGTGACAACTCAATATTTAATGAGAAAACAGGTAAAAAGGAGCCAGCAAAAAAACAGTTAAAATTCTGGAGTTTTCCAAATATATTGGTAATTGATATTAAGAGATTCAGTTCCGCAAATAATAAAAATCAAATATTAGTAGATTTTCCTTTAGAAAATCTAAATTTATCTGAATATGTAATTGGTTATAATAAAGACAGTTATGTTTATGATTTATATGGAGTTTGTAATCATAGTGGTTCAGTCCAAGGAGGGCATTATACGGCATTTGTAAAAAATGCGAATGGTAAATGGTATCATTATAATGACACTAGTGTTTCAGAAGTAAGCGTTATTAGTCAAATAATAAGCCCTAAGGCATATTGTTTTTTCTATAGAAAAAGACCAAATAATAAATAAAATAAATATTTGGTTTATATAATATATATGGACAATTCGTATAATACAGTTACCACAGGTTTAGGCAACGTAGCTTCAGATACATATAATTTTGTAAATGGAATACTGTCAAATCCCAGCGTTATAATCATAGTTGTAGCTGTTTTATTATTTTATATAGCAACGTTTTTTTCTTTAGGTGATTCATCAAGTTCTTCAACGTCTTCATCTCCATCATCATTTTCTAGTTTTTTTAGTTCTTCAACGTCATCCACATCATCCTCACCCAATTCATCTGACTCTAGTATGGGTGCACTAGGTATGATTGCTGTAGCTGTTTTTATTATTTTAGTTATAATAAATGGGTTCCAATACTTTTTTGGCATTGATATTATAGCAAAAATTAGCAATCTATTTTCAGGGAGCCCTTTAGTAGATATTTCGGTTGATACAACAAATATAACAGGAGGTGCAGGAACAGGAGCAGGTGAAATTTCTGAAATCAAATTATATCCTCAAGTATTTAATATTCCTGGTAATGATTATGTCTACCCAGATGCTAAGGCATTATGTAGTGCATATGGCTCAAGATTAGCAACATACAAGGAAGTAGAAGATGCATACAAGGGTGGTGCTGAATGGTGTAATTACGGATGGTCTGAAGGACAGATGGCGTTATTTCCAACACAGCAAAAGACATTTGACCAGCTACAAAAAATAGAAGGGCATGAAAATGATTGTGGTCGCCCTGGTATAAATGGCGGCTATATGAAGAATCCAGCAGTAAGATATGGTGTTAATTGTTATGGACACAAACCACAAATGACGCCAGCAGAAGAAGAACTTATGGCAAATAATCCAATTTATCCAAAGACTAAAAAAGATATGGCAATGGAACAACGTGTTAAGTATTGGAAGGATAAATTAAATCAAGTATTAGTATCCCCATTTAACCATACCAGTTGGAGTAAAATTTAAATATATAAAATCTAAAATTTTGAAATAATAAATGCAATCACTTTTATACTAATATACATCAAAAATAGAATGGTTATGTATTTGAATATAGTTTCAGTTATTTTGCGTGATACAATCCATGTGTTTCGTAAAAGCACAACTATTCTATTATCATTATTATCATTATCATTGTTATTTACTACTAAAAAGCCCCTGTATTTTTCCAAGAGCTCATTATTAACTGATAATTTTTCACGACAAATAGGACATGCTTTGGTTTTAGTAGCCCAATCAAAAAAACAAACTAAATGAAATTTACAATTACATTTACAAATATATTTAAATAACTTAATTTCTTTCATTTTATAAATATTATTTTGTTGATTTGGACATTGTGGCTCCCAACAAATTAAACAGTAATTTTCTTCTTTTCCTTCCTCCTCGTTAGTAATATTTTTTAGAGCCCGAGCTCTATTTCTAGTTAAATACATCTTTATATTACATGTATAAAAATGTATTTATTATAATTATATAATTTATTTATTGTGGTGTTATTTTTCTAGTTTTTTTGTTTGACCCCTTTTTATTATTATTTTTTGAAAATTTAGGTTTTTTGATAGGTTTGGCATTTGTAAAACTAGCTAATTTAAATAATTCATCATAAATATCGTCAGGTAACATATTGCATTGTTTGTATTTAGAATCATTGTATGATTTTTTTTCGTAATCGGATAATTTAGACTGCTGATTCAAATACAATATACCAATTGGAATAGCTAAATTTTCAAATTTGTTTTTGTTTTTATTATTTGTATATTTATTTATATCGGAATCGGAACTAGAATCAGAACTAGAATCAGAATCAGAACTAGAATCAGAATCGGAACTAGAATCAGAACTAGAATCGGAACTAGAATCAGATTTAGAATCTTTATTGCTTTCCAAAGTGCCGCCTCTATGATAAGTAGTAAATGGCGACCCACCATTTTGAAATAGCACAGAGTCAACTGTGTATCCTCCGCTCATTATTTTACCTCCTTCAGAATAAAAAACTAAATCTCCACCTTCTAATTGATTTGAATTATCTGTCATATTATTTTATTATACATTAAAATGATATAAATTAATTTTTATATAACCGCTTTATTTCAGGAACATAATTAACTTCTCGTTTATTTTTAATATAATCTACAATCTTATTAACCTGGTCTTCATTTTTTATAATTTCTCGCAAACAAGTGTCTAAATATTTAAATGTAAGTGGTTGTGTTTCTTTTACATTTACAAAACGCAATTGTCCATCACTAAGTTGAACTGACGTGTTTATTAGATTGTTAGTTTCAATATGTGTATTCATTGTTTGTGATAGAGTATTCTTTTTATCGCGCAATTCCTTCATTCGGTCATTAAGCACCTTCATTTGGTTATCAATTGTAACCCATTGCTGTAAATGTTGTTCAAAACTCATAGAAAATATATTATAATAAAATACAAATAAAATATGATTAATCCTTAATTATAAAATAAATTGTAAAATAAATAGAAATAATGTTTAGACAAAAACAATTTGATTATAATATGATTTCAAATATTGACAAATTTAGACGCTCGGATACTAGATTAGTTTATTTATTTACAAATGCCCGTGACGAGCCGAATATTGCTGAATGGATTGCTCATCATTTATTACTAGGGTTTGACAAAATTTATATTTTTGACCATAAATCAGTTACACCGATTTCTAATTTGCTAAATACTAATTTTGACAATAGAGTTGTTATAAATAGAATTAATACAGAGGGAGCTATTAAACTGGATTTAATGACCCAAGCTGTTCAAATATCTCAAAAAAATAATGTTAGTTGGATGTTATATTTAGATGCTGATGAATTCCTTTTACTAAACAATTTTACAAATGTAAAGGATTTGTTAAAATGTTTTAACTTTGCCGATTCTCTAGCCGTAAATTGGCTGATGTTTGGCACATCTTATCATAAAACTCAGCCCAAAGGGCTCTTAACTGAAAATTTTATCAGGTCTGATAAAATAGTAAACCAACATATAAAAAGTTTTGTTAGGCCAGAAAAAGTAATACTACCTGCTGGCAATCCACATTTTTTTAATATGGTAAATCCAAATCGTGTTTTTGCTGCTTCTGGAAATAAAATGTCACTGGGCCCGTTTAATCCAGTTCCTAAACTATTTACAAGGGTTTCTGCGTATGTTGCACATTATTATACTCAATCAGAGGACGAACATTTGCGAAGAAAAGGTAGAGCAATGGATGACGGAACAGCACCAGGTAAATGCGCAATGTATCCAGAAATACATACTATTCATAATGAAGTAATCAATAATCAATTACAGAATAAATATTCAGCGAGAATTAAAGCCTTCCTTGCTCAATATAATATTGTCTTGTAAATGATTGTTTATTTGTTAAGTTAATTTAAATATGTTAACTTAACAACCTTTTATTTTATATCACAGGTTTACTTTCTGTGATGCTTAGATTTGTTATTATTACCTTTTCTCTTGCTATATGTATTTTGTAAGGCAAAGAGACCCAAAGGAACAATAGCCTGTTCTAAAACAGCGCCAACTCCAATAATTCCACCCTTTCTGCCTCTTCTTCTGCTACCTCTTTTGCCACCTTTATACACATTGGGTGTATTCGCGTTGGGATTTCCGATGGGAACACTGGCGGTGTTGGCGGCAGCAACAGGACCTTGAGCAGGATTAACCACTAATGAATTGGTAATTTGGGTTTGCAAATCACCAAAATTTTTGGTAACCCATCCCCAAGCACTGTTTGTATCAGAAGATGTAACTGCTTCATTAGATGAAACGAACGCGTTACCACCTCTTTGTCCTTGTCTTTTCTTACTAGATGCTCTATTTTTACGACTTTTTGCCATTTATATATTCAATAAAGAAAATAAAACATTTTATCAAAAATTTTGAATAGTATTTATAATTGACTTGTTTCGTAATATAGTTACTAAAATAATTAATATAGCCAAAATCAAAATAAATATGAGAAATACTAGAAATATAATTATATAAATATACGGATAGATTTCATAAAGTATTAAATCTGTTACTGGTGAAAATATTATTTTAATTTCATTTCTGACATCTTCTGTTTTTAATATGTCTAAACATTGTTTCATTAACGATTCCTTCATCCTTTTTAGAATTACATATTTTTTTTTGGTATTTTTATTGTATTATATGCGTGTTAAAAAAATAATATTTTTCTTTGTTTCCAATAAAAATGATGGATAATATTATTGAGCCAACAGTAGATTACGATTTCTCTAAATTATATTTAGGCCCTCCATCCACTTTAGCAGGAGGGTCTTATTTTACTAAAATATTGTCTAACAATAATAAATTATTATATTTACAAACTCCCAAATCATTAACAAAACAAGGATTTGTGAAAAGCGGTAAGAAAATATTTGTTGATTTGATGTTTGATAATAATGATACCGTATTTATTAATTGGATTGAAAATTTAGAGACAAAATGTCAGGAGCTTTTGTTTAGCAAAGGTGATACTTGGTTCCAAACAAAATTAGAAAAGGATGATATTGAATCTGCATTTACATCTGCATTTAAAATATACAAGTCTGGTAAATATTATTTATTACGTGTTAATGTAAAGCCAAATATTAAAATATATAATGAAGCAAATAGCATTGTAAATATAGAGGATATTACAACTGATAAGAATATTATTTCTATTTTAGAAATCCAGGGTATAAAATTTACGGCACGAAACTTTCAAATTGAATTAGAACTTAAGCAATCTATGATTGTTAGTCCAGACCCTTTTTTAGACGAATGTTTTATAAAAAACCCTTTAAAGAATTTGTCTTTAGCGCAAAAGTCCGTAACAAATACACCTATAATAAATACAATAGATGATAAAAAAGAAGACGTTGATGAATTAAATTTAGCAGAATTCATACAAAGTTCAGTTAACGATATTAATGATAATCGCGATATTACTTCAAATACTTTAACAGAAATAGAGCCGCAGCCAGCGGAAGAATATAAAATAAACAATAAAATGGAACAGGATAATACGAGTGTTTTTGATACTGATATTGATACTGATGTTAATGATGATAAAATCGTTTTAGAAATAGAAGAATTAGATTTAAAGACCGAATTGCCAGAAATTGAAGACCCTAATTTATTAAAAGAAGTAGACTTAAATTCCAGTTTAGTAAATAGTTTAGAAACATTTACATTAAAAAAGCCAAATCAGGTATATCGTGACATTTTAGAAAAAGCCAGGACTAAGGCCAAGGAGGCAAAACGGGTTGCATTAGAAGCATATTTAGAATTAAAGGAAATTAAAAAAACATATATGATTGATGACATTGATGATAGTGATAGTGATTTAGATATGTATAGTGATGATGATTTGGATGATGATGAATCTGAATCCATATAAAAATCAATAAACTATCAGATTATAGATTATTTTAAACATCTAGGAAACTATTCGTCTTTTTATTACGATGTTTTATTAAACTATAAAACTATTAATTAACAATTAATTAATAATTACAAAAATATTTTATCGCTAATTTTATATAATGAGTGTTTCACTAAAAAAACTCTGGGATGATTACGGTATTGCTGGCATTCTAATTCTTATTGTAGGATTGTATGTTTTACAACAATTATATAAATACTTTGTTGAGAAGGGAGCTTATGGTCACGAAGGTAACACCAATAAGAAAAATAAGGCTTACAATAATAAGCCTATGGGGTCAACCGTGATGCCTGCGGATGAAAACCAAACTGACGAATTTGCTGCTCCAAACAGTTCACAACAAATATCACCTCCTGTTGGCTCTTGCAATTCAAGTAACCCTGCCGATTTGTTACCCAAGGACAACAACAGTGCCTGGTCTCAATTGAATCCTGCTGGAAAAGGCGACCTTGCCAATATTAATTTATTGAAGGCTGGATACCATATTGGTATTGACACAATTGGCCAAACCTTGAGAAATGCCAACTTGCAAATACGCTCTGAGCCCCCGAATCCTCAAGTTTCAGTTGGACCGTGGAACCAAAGCACAATCACGCCAGATTTCATGAGACCCCCTCTTGAGTTGGGTCAAGGTGGTCAATAAATTAACGTACTACTTATAATCTAGATTATAACCAAAATTATAACAAAATTTATAACCCAAATATAATATTTAATTTCTGTTTAATATTATAATTATTTGTATAATATATGTTTGACTTTGATAAACAAAATATATTATTTTACATAGTTTTAGGATTCGTTTTTGTTATTTGTTTGAAAATATATAATGAATCGGATGCGTTTAATCTCAAATGTATTATATCGGACGTTGATGGTGAGAAATATTGTGTCAGAGAGCGTTCCAAGTTGCAATTAGCTGCTGATTTATTGGCAAAAGTAACCAAAAACTGTAAAGATTTAGTAGTGTATGTTGGAAAAAAGTATCCAGATGATGAAGATGTTCAACGATTAGTAAAGAATTTCAATCCTGAAAAAATATCCGAGACGTTACCAACAAGTGAATTTACTGCCTATAGTGAAAACAAGGGTGAAAAACTAGCTTTTTGTTTAAATAAGAAGAAGGACGATGCTTCAAAATTAATAGACATTAATACACTGACATTTGTAGCAATCCATGAATTATCGCACATTATGACAAAAACAGAAGGTCATAAACAAATTTTCTGGCAACAATTTAAATTTTTATTAGAAAATGCAAAAGAAGCAAATATCTATCAGCCTGTTGATTATAAAAAAAATCCCGAGCCATATTGTGGAATGGATATAACAGATAATCCGTATTTTGATTTATAAAATAATAACATTAGATTATATATAATGTCATTATTGTCAACACCAATATTTAAAGTTAATAAAATAATTGGAAAAAACACGATAGAAACTATATATGTTTTTATTGGGAATAATTTAGACATACAAAGTGAAGACCCAAATGAACTATTTATTAAGGAACCAAACAATCCGGCATTTTCTGGCATTTTTCTTGAGGATGAACTAACAAATATACAGGTTAATAACACTGAAATTGTATTTGTAACGCAATCTATTCATTTTGACGATACAATTGGAACAATTAAGTTGAAAATTTTTGAAGCGCTAGGAAAAACAGTGTCAATGGATGAATTATATTTATTTTGTTTAAAATCCGAGCCAATCAATCCAATCACAATGTATCAGAATTTAACACAAAATGACAGAATACCCTTAACCAAGTTGCGACTAGACCAAATGCTCATCAATATATATGATAGCAAAACTGGGGTACCCATTGATTTTGATTTGCCTGATAAAACACAAATAAAGCCTAAAATAGAAGATAAATATACATTTGATGATATTTTGCGCCTTAATTTGTTAGAACGGGAATATTTATTAGCATCTTGCCTTGGACAAAAACTAGTATTTTCAAATGAATATCCATTTATTGTGGACCCGTTTTACGTTTCATCTTACGACACATTATTAGAACGGTCTAGAAAAGAATTATCATCATTAAATAATAATTTGCTTTTAGAATCAGGTGTCATTTTCAAAAACAATATTTATCTCTGTTTAGCGCACGATGTTTTGGAAGCGCAAGAAAAACAACAACAATCTGCAACAATGTCTCAATACACAAGTAAGATTTATTTTCCTTTTTTACATAAGGCAAATATTGATACAGTTGCTGAATTAGATATGGCTAAAGATAAATTAATTCAAGATACTAATTTTAAATTATCTCCAAATATGGAGCGAACATTTTCAAATATTGATATGTTTTATGATGTATATAAATATCAAAAACAAAATCAGCAACCTCAGCAAATTTTCTCTCAAACGCAAAAAGGGACTGGTATAAACTCTATTAAAGTAGTTATGTATCCCGATTTCAAAATTAAAATACCAGTTGAAGACATATTTAAACTAATTCATGCTACCTATGACTTCCCGTTAATTAAATTTAATCCAGAAACAAGGCAGGAAAATATGTATCGTTTATACACAGATAAACTAACAAATGATGGCCGAAAAATACCATTTTTAACTAAGGCTTCTATCTTTAAATTGATACGTCAAATTGGTAGGCAAAAATCAGTTGCTGTTTATACAACAGTTTTAAGTCAATCTGTTCCTTATTATATGGTGTGCGAGTTTGAGGAAAATGGTAATATAAGTGTATATTCATTTATGAATTTTGACACTCCTGTTTTAATTGGCGACAATGCTGAAACTAGATTTGACAATATAGATAGTATTATTGACCTTACTGTAAATCCATTGATAGACCAAATTAGAGCTTTTTTTGAGCAAAGTGGTTTAGAATTGCCCTCATTTAAATCCATTACTAGTTCTAATATTGAAATTAGAGAACTAACATATCAGACAATATATTCTATTACAAAGCCAATCAGCTTAAATAATTACGCTGGTTGTTTATCTAGTATATTTACAATAGAAAGCACTAATTTAACTGAAAGTATTAATAATAAAGAAGGTGCTTCTATGCGTTTTAAACGTGTTTCAAATTTTACAACATTAGATAGTCAGGTTGCTTTTATTATTGAGAAAATATCACAAGGATTAAGACAACAAGAAATTATTGCCGAATTAATTCATAAATATGAAGATATGAATGATGAAACGGCAAATGATGTCTTTGCAAAAACTATAAAGGATTTGGAACTTGTAAGAGGAGCAAATAAGAGACGTGCTATTATGGTAAAAATCAATCCAGGATTTAAAACCACAATGTTATTAAATCCAATTACCAGTGAAATTAAAATTATTGTTAGTGGCATCAATAATATATTTTATTTGGAGACATTACCAATTTATATAAATTCTTTTATTCGCATAACACAGGATATCACTAGCACTCAGGTTGATAGTTCAAAAATAACAACTTTATGTTCAGGCTTGGCTGTAGAAGATGTGATTTTTGATGAAATAGTGGCACAATCTGAAGAAAATATTAAAGAGAATGAAGTTCCTATTATAGAAGATGAAAGTCCTCTTTATTTAAGTGAATCATCTGGTAACTCTCCTGATAATGACGATTTATTGGATATATTAGGGTTTGCTGAAGAAGACTTGGAAGAAGATTTGGGTGGGGGCGGAGGCTCTGATTCAGAATCAGATTCAGAAAAATCAGTGTCTTCTGGTATCGTGCCAATTGATTCAGATTCAGAAAAATCAGTATCATCAGATATCGTACCAATTGATTCAGATTCAGAAAAATCAGTATCATCAGATATCGTACCAATGGATTCTGATTCAGAAAAATCAGTATCATCAGATATCGTACCAATAGATTCAGAATCCATTGAAATACAACCAATAAGGCAATCAGAAATTATATTAGAGGAAGAACAAAAAGAGGCGGAAAAGATTGAAGAAAAGGAGGCAGAAAAGATTGAAGAAAATGAAGAAGAATTAGCAATTATGCCTGTTACTAAAAAGAAGAAAATTCCGGAACCAAAAATTAAAACTGTTCAAGTAAAAGGGACGGTAAAAGGGACGATAAAAGGACCAGAAAGGGAAAATAGTAAAAACGAAAATAAAGTCCACGATATAACTGGTATGAAATTAAAATATCCAAATCCATTTTCAAGACGTATTGAAGAAAGAATGCCAAATCTGTTTGTAAAAAGTAAGGATGATAAGATTGATTTATATACACGAATGTGTCCTTTTAATTTAGCTGCTAGAAGACAGCCGATTATATTAACTCCTGCTGAAAAAGAAAAGCTTGTTTCGGAACACGAAGATATATATAAAGAAAATGGCAAGGAAAGGGAATCAGAATTCATTGAATATGGCACTGACTCATCTAAGAAATACTATTTTACTTGTCCTCGCTTTTGGTGTCTAAAAACAAATTCAGCTGTAACGGAACAAGATATTAAAGATGGCAAATGTGGTCCTGCTGTAGAAAATATAGAAGACGCAATTATACCAAAGAAAGCCGAAGTTGTGCCAAAAGACAGATTTGTATACCGTTTTTACGAAGATGATGAGAAAAATTATCCTGGGTTTCATAAAGAGAAAATGCCTGATGGTTCTTGTATTCCTTGCTGTTATAGCAAATGGTCTACGACTGAAATGAAAACACGGCGAGATATTTGTCAAGGTAATTTTAAAAAGACAGATAAAAGTAAGTCGCCAACAATTGAAAAACAGGGAAACGTAGAACTAGGAAATGTAGAAGAAAAAGAACAAATGGAAGACGTCGTAGAAGAGGAGCTGCGTCGTAACATTCAAGACACTGAGAATTATGTAAAAGGTCCTGAAAAATATCCATTAGGAGAGCATCGCTGGGGTTTTTTACCAATCGGTGTTCAAAAATTTCTACATGAAGTAAATTCCGAATGTCAGGTTAGCAAGAGCAATATGTCAATAAAACCAAATCATACTTGCTTACTTAGACATGGTGTTGAAAATAATTCTAATCAATCATTTATTGCGTGTATTGCGAGCGCATTATTTTTTGAAAATGAAATAAATGAAACAAGTGTTCCTATCAAAAAAACTAAGAAAAAGGTGAAACAAGCTGCAAAGGAAGTAAAACCTGATGTCAAATCAATTAAGGAAACAAAGGACCTTATTATTCAAGCGATTGACATTGATAAATTTATAACATTTCAAAATGGCGATTTAATAACGTCATTTGCGAACCCTACTTTAGATACAGAGAAACAAGTCAATATAAATCATATTAGAAATTCAGGCTCTTCCTCCTCTTCCTCTTCTTATAAAATTGGCGACAAGATTGAGTGTAATTATCACGGATTAAAAAAATGGTATCCAGGAACTATTATTCATATAAATCGTAATGGAACATATGATGTGGCTTATGATAAAATCAAAGTTAACCTTGAAGATTACTCTGAATCCAAAATATATAAAAAAATTAAAGAAATAAAATACTCTGCTATTGCTTTAAAAACAGATGCTGAGCATTTAGAGGAGGATGAAGAAAAGGAAGAAAATGAAGAAAATGAAGAAAATGAAGAAAATGAAGAAAAGGAAGACTGGGGTTTTTTACAGCGTGTCGCCGAATCATTTGAAAACTTCAAACTGTTCTTGTCAGACCCTGCAATAATGATAGATTATACTTATTTATGGGATATTATATGCACAAAAAACCCATTGCTATTCCCCAATGGCATTAATTTAGTTATTTTAGAAATGCCCGAAGAAGATGGTAGTAATAATATTGACTTGGTTTGTCCTACAAACCATTATTCAAGTCACGCATATGATTCAAGAAAAAAAAGTTTGTTTTTAATTAAGCGCGAGAACTGGTTTGAACCTATTTTCTCATTTCGCAACAACAATGGCACTCAAATAATATCATCTACATTTGACGAAACAAACGATAAATTAAAAGACGTTTTTATAAAAGTTATTAAACCAACATTGGGTGAGAAATGCCGTGCACTTTTAAGCAGACCAAACGAGTATCGTTTTAAACAGGCCCCATTATTAGATGACCTAATTGAAAACCTTTTAGAAAAACAATATACTATTTCAATCCAAGTTTTGAATTTTCAAGGGAAAGTTATTGGTCTAGTTGTTAGTAGCCCAACAGGGCTTGGCGGGTTCACACCTTGTTATCCATCTTCACTAAATAATGCGTATGAATATGTCTATATGTCAGATGACATTTGGAAATCATATGATGAAACTATTGCTTTTATGAAGGAATATTACGACTATAATGATGCCAATGATGATAGCCCTTTTTTTCGTGTTACAGACGGTGAATACGACAACACCATAATTATTGGTTTTCTAACCAATACAAACCAGTTTATTCAGATTAATGAACCTGTTCCAATTTCTGATATAGATGATGCTGATAACATAAAAACAATTACAAGTAATGATACACTGGTTGCCGATATAAACACACTAACATCTACAAAGGTGGATAACCGACGTGTAGATTATATTAAACGAATTAATTTGGAAACAAATTTTTACAATACATTTAGAAACACAATTCGTATATTATTTAACGATTATTCAAATAGTGACAAACGAAAGGCTATAAAAGAGGAGTGTGAATTAAAACCTGTTTTATACAGGGAAAAAATAAAACGCGTTGTGAAAATGTTAGATGACCTAGTTGGAGACAATATTGAATTTGTTGAACAGTTTGATTATAAAAATATTGTAGAAGATGATATACAAAGTTGTATAAAAAGTTTGAAAGAAACATGTAAGGTAGATTCATCATCTATTTGTAAGATTTCAAAAAATGGCGACAAATGTGTAATACAATTTCCTTTAAATAATCTGGTTTCAAATAAGTCTAACCAAGAATACTACTTTGGACGAATGGCGGATGAGCTTATTAGATATAATAGAATAAAATCATTCATATTCAAACCACAATCCTATTTGTCATTTGGCCAACTTAAATACAATTTAAGAGACAATGAAATTATTGTTTTACAAGATATGTTGACGCAGGAATTTTTTGATAATATGATACCTGCTGATATTAATAAATATGCCAAATATAATACGTATGATAATGCCGAGCCAATTATAACACAGCGTTATAATAACCAATATGAGTTGGATGAAGCAATCAATACTACAAAAGTAATAGACTGCAAGCGCTCTGAACCTAAACCAATTACTAATTCCACCTATTGGAAAAACTGTTTTCCTAGTAATTTTAAAGAAGTAGAGTATAATGATAGTCCATTTTGCCCTCTGTATTTGGTAATAGACTTGGTTAAAGAATTTAATAATGAAGAACTTTCTATTGAAAGAGTTAAAGAAGACTTAATATCTGAATATGATAGACTTACTGATAATTATACAAATGGCGAAAGAATACAAAAAATATTGGATATTTTGAATGAAGAATTTCAGACAGAATTGTCTAATATTAATATTAACAAAGGTATGACAATTGAGCAAATGATTATCCAAGACGATTTTAATGCTGTTAACTTTGATTTATGGGTATTATTAAATAAATATAAAATACCATCTATAATGATTGCCAAAAAGGATTTCAAACATCGTAATACGGATGTCATGGTGTGTTGGAAACCTGAAAATGATACTAGATATGCGTTTATTTTTACACCCGTAATGTATAAAAAAGAGTCTGATAAATTTAATCAATATAAGATTATTAAAAATGCTAGCGGAAATATTAAAATTGATGTGGCATCATTGGTAGACCCAAAAAATATGTGTGTTACTAATATTCGTAACGCAATAAGACAGTATTATACAATTGAACATTTCTTGGATAATGTATTCAATACAAAACCGACTATTCGTCCAGCAACCTTGAGTAAATTTGTTAAAAATGAGCGCAAGTTGGTGCGAAAAGGCAACATAGAGCTATTTGAAGAAAATATGGAGTTAAATGTAGTTGTTGAGAAACCAAATTTAGATGTTATTGAGAAACCAAATTTAGATGTTATTGAGAAACCAATTTTAGAACCAGAACCAAGTGCCGTTGTAAATGTTAAGGTTAAGGCTCCAAGAATGACCAAAAAACAAACAGAACCTAAGCCTAAAGCTAATGTTACTAAAAAGAATAAATCAGTAATATTAGCCGAAGAGTTGTAAAATGATTTTAACTAACAGAGTCATCATCTACAGTATCATCATCTACAGTATCATCATCTACAGTATCATCATCTACAGTATCATCATCTACAGTATCATCACTACTATCATCATCTACGGTATCATCATCATTGTCTTGTTCATAATAAAACATCAAATACAAATCATCTGTCGTAGCTTCATTTATAAGAATATTGTAAAATGATATATGGTTTGAATTAAACGAAAATGGTACCCAATCACGCTGGCTAATTTTAAAACTAATACTATTACTGTTACCATTAGAGCTCCTAGGTGTTGCGTGCATCTTTTTTCTACCAAATAATTTGTTATATTCATAAAATTTTTTTAATTTAAGATATAAAATATTTTTATATTTAGTTATTCGCTCAGTTCCTTGAATATCATAATTGATTATATAATAGTAATACAAAAATGGTTTGAAAATGTCTACTAATGTTTTTTTTGGAAATTCGTTATGTATAAATAATTTACGTGTATAATGATTTGATTTTAACATTGTAATTATGGATTTATATAATGTATCCGTTGGTGTATTATATATATATTTTTGAATAGTTGTTTCTCTTAAAAATGGCTCGTTATTCAAGGCAAAAAGTGTCATATTAAAATTTGATAAAAAATATAAATGAACTGTTGTTGACATTACACGTTCAGATGACTTCATTTTGAAATATATATTATATAAATCGGCTACATTCAGTGGCTGATTATTAAATGGATTTTTTGCAGGTTTGGGCTCCGGAAAAAAATCGGGTGCATGCGTAACAGATGTTTCAATTATTTTAACAATATCATTTAAACTAAACAAATACTTAGAGTTGTTCTGAATTAAAATAAATGTGTTTTTATGGGTTATATTTAAAGGATTCATTGATAAATCTTCAGTAACTACAGTTTTATATTTTTTTAATCGAAACAAATGTGCTAATCTTGTGAATGCATAATAGGTTCTTTGTGCCTTTGAAAATATATTGAGTATGTCTGATTTGTATTTATTTAAAAACATGGGACTATTTTTGCTTTTCACAATCTCTCTAAATACCTTAATTTTGGCATTTGCTGCCTTGTAAATATTTGATTTTGGTTTTGAATTTAATTTAGTTGTCTTATATTCTTTATGAATTTTACAAACAATATTATAAACATAGCATACTTTAATAAAATCGTAATTTGGATTATGCTTAGCAGGTAAAATTTTTGTATTAATTTGCAGTGGTTCATCTGGATACGTTATAGTAGTGCTATGTGCGCATTTTTGTAATATATTAAAAAAAGATTTCATTATAAATATTTTATATACTTATAACTACTTAAATTTTTAATATATTATACTCATTTATCTGTTTTAATTTTAACGTCTTGTTTAGAATTTAAGCAAACGGATTATACTCATTGTCTCCACCCATCTCTTCTGATTGAATATGCATAATATTATTTTCTATTGTCAAATTCTTAGTGCTACAAGCATCATTTTGGTCTTCTAAATTCCCAAACAATCCATTATCAATGATATCTTCCTTATTTTCATGTTCATACTTATATTTCTCTTCTAAACTAATCATCTCATTCAAATCCAATACTACTTGGAATGAAGCAGTTCCAAAGAGACCTTCTTGACCACACATTACATTTGACGAGATTCCTCTCATATTATCCAATTCAGCGTGTCTAGCTGCCTTCAAGAACATCTCTGGTGTCTCTTCAAACGACGCCTTCGCAATCGGCCCAATATCATCATTGTTAATACCGTGTCTGAATATTGATATCATTTTGTAACTAAATGTCATTCTGTCACATAATAATGCCATATGATGGAAATTCAAATAGGTGCCGTCAAATTCAATGACATCAGCCAACTCATTGTAAATTGCCTGTCTAGCCGCTTCCATTCCAAGCACATTGTATATTTCAATAATATCGTTACTACTAGTTCTATGAGGGTCAATGTAATCTAGACCTAAAACATCCAACAAATTAGTGCCAATTGTATCAAGAACCCAAATATCATCTTTGACATAAGAGCCAGACTTCTCAACCAAATTATCCTTCACCTTTCTAAGAATCACCTTGTCAATATTCTTAATACCACGAAGAACAATGTTATTTAATAACTGGTCTTGGAAATTCTTTAATATGTAAATCTGGTCACTCTGGTCCAAAGGATTCAACTTTGCCTTCTTTTGCGCCTTACTAGACGCATTCTTGAGAATATTTGTCATACGAATTCTGAATACTAGCTTATCGGCATTGTAATCCGAATAGACGCACGAGATTTCGTCTCTGTAAGTATTATTCAATGTAAAGTGGACATCATCCATTGTAATATTCTTTTCCAACATTGTTTCAGGGTCCAACACCATACGAATAACCCATTTTGACTTTTCAGTTTCTTCTGCGGAATCAGTTTGTAAACATTCGCCAATCAGGTTCTCAAATTCTCTGAATTGCGCCATAGTGCTCTTATCTTCATCAATTAGCGTATTCATATCATCTGGGTCAAAACAGATTTCAACTGACTTTACAACTTCCTCAAGTTTTGTATGTTCCAACATATATTGAATTGTGTTTGCCTTGTCCTTATCAGTTTGGTCTTCCGGCTTCAAATATACAGTTAGCGATGGATTCTTCAAAGAAGCAGATAGTGATAGGATTTCCTCAATTCTTGGCACACCACGAGTCACGTTGGACTTTGACGCAACACCGGCAAAGTGGAAAGTATTGAGAGTCATCTGTGTTGTCGGCTCACCAATGCTCTGCGCCGCAATCATCCCGACCATTTCACCAGGTGCGACAATTGCGCGCTTATAATCAAGAACAATTGTAGCCAACAATATTTCCAACGCCTTCTGATTGAAACGCTTATTCATTAGCAAATCTTTGGGTGATAAATAGTAATAGAATAGGACCTTGAATAATTCAGTGGGTGGCGCATAATGTATTTGCTGCATCTTGGCAAATGTGTTTTCAATCATATCAAATGCTTCTAGCATCGTGATGTCTACAAGTGAGTTGGCATTAATACCTTGCTGTCCAATCACATTTTGAATAATGTATGAAAATGCGACAGGAACACGGACAACTTTATCCGACTTGTAGCCAAAGATGTTCTTAATAATTACATCTCGCTTCTCAATCATATACTCTGTGTAAAACTTGCATTTCTCCTTCATCTGTTCCTCCTGCTTCTTGTAACGTCCATAAGCACTCTTGGTAAACATACCAGACAATGATTTAGTCTTTGTCTTTGTCTCTTCAGGGACATTGTAGTGGCCATAAATATCCTGGACGCTCATTTCCACAATATGGAGCTCTTGATTTTCAACCTTGATTGTGTCAATGTTATCATCGCCATAAGAGAATTGGACAATCTTGCTCTTATTAGTTCTGATTGTCATATCGTAGTTCACCATCAAATCCTCTAGACCCTTAATAAGTCTTCTTTGGATATAACCAGTAGTAGAGGTCTTAACTGCAGTATCAATGAGACCAATACGACCACCCATAGCGTGGAAGAAGAGCTCTTGGGGTGACAGGCCATTAATATAGGAGCTCTCTACGAAACCACGTGCTGCCGGTGAATCATCATACTTGTGATAATGAGGCAATGTTCTGTGTTCAAACCCGTATGGAATACGCTTGCCATCCACGTTCTGTTGACCAAGACAAGCAGTCATTTGTTGAATATTAATTTCAGTGCCCTTAGACCCGGCATTGAACATAATTACGAAACGGTTTTCCTTGTCCAAATTCTTGAGGGCTTCTCTGCCTGCCTCTGACTGCGCCTTACTAAGAAGGTTGTTGATTTTGGTCTCAAATTCTTCTTCATTTGACTTTCCTGAGTTGTTCTCAAATATTCCAATTTGGACCTGGTCAATCAGATTCTTGACATCGGTCTTCTTATCAGAAATAATACTGATGATTTTTTGGTTGGTCTTGTCGTCCGTAATCAAATCACTGATACCAACACTGAACGCACTTTGCTTCATGTATTCGGTGACAATGTTCTGGATGTCGTCAACGAATTCAGCTGACGCCATATTGCCGTAATCATTGCAGACACGATGGATTAGACCCTTGGTGCCGGAGCCTAGGATACCCTTGTCCATTTGGCCGCGGACATATTTGCCGTTGATTATTTCAATAATGTTATTTGAGCTGTCGGTCTTTTCAGTCTCTCCGTTAAACTGTTTGTTCTTCACTTTCAAGGACATTGGTGGCAAGATTTGCGACATTATCTCAAAATTGGATATACGCTCGCTTCGCTTCTTGTCCTTTGAAAATGGGTTGACGCGCTTGAACATCATGAGCAAATTCATCGCGTCTTTCTGTGTAAAACTTATATTCTCTCTTGTAAATCTGTAGCAACCAAGCATGGAATCCTGATAGATGCCGATGATTGACGAGTTGTTGCCTGGACTGATTATCTGGTATGGCACTGCGGCCAAATTCTTTAGTTCCGCTTCGGACTCCGGGTCCTGCGGCATATGTAAATTCATTTCGTCTCCCGACGAATTCCCCCATGTTTCCAAGGGGGTCGGACTGTATCTTAAGCAAGCTCAGGATGGTTAATCCTTCATCGCTCACCAACACCCGTTCAGTCTCTGAATGCCTTCCATAGTCTATCATAGCGACATTAGGAAGTAACACTGCGGATTACCCAATCCTCCACATTATTACTATACCCGAGTTCTATCTCGGCCATCTGTGTGTTTCCAACACAGACTTAGTAGTGGTTCTTCTATTTATTAGATAGAATAGGCTCTAAGGGACTCCCCGCAACAAGGCATTTTGCCAAATGATTCTTTAAATTTTTTATAAATTCTGTTGCACTAATTTTACTTTCATCTAATGGAATATGAACTCCACCAAAATCTGCTTTTACTCTATCTATATACACATACCATCCATATTGTTCATTGTGTTTGTTTAAAGGTTTAATATATTTATCAATGTCATCATCTATATGTTTTACATCTTTAAATCTATCATGCTTTTTATCTTTAAAATAATTAATAACTCCATTTGACACACGTTTTTTACTTTCGTCGCTATGAGTAAACACATTACCACCATTTTTTAGATTATAACCGTTAGGAAATAAACTATTAAGGTCTTTGATGTAATGTGTCTCTCTTTCATCGGCATCTTTAGTTTCACAACATTCTATTAATTCAACAACAAAATCAGTAACACCATATTTTCTAATGGCATTATTTAGATAGTGTGATTGGTTTTTCTTTGTTGAAAATGCTTCTGAAATATGACATCTAAATCGTCCTTCGTGTCCGTATGGTCTATATCTTTTATGGTTTAATATATGTGACACTGCTTGTCCTACGTATATCTTACCACTAGTGTTATTTGTTATTTTATATATTTCACAATATCTTTTGGTTGGGTCGTCTATAATTATTTTTGATAGTTCTAAATATTTTGATGGTTCCATTATTTATATATCTATATATTTTTATTTTTAAGTGCTTTTAAATTAGAATCATTTGACTATGAGGTAACACGCTTTTAGCGCCTCATGTTTTCGACAGAGAGTTTATCGAAGTCAGCATTGTATGGTTTGGTCTAACCATAATCCCCAAGGTTTCCCAAGGGGGTGGACTGTATCTTAAGCAAACTCCGGATGGTTAATCCTTCAATGTTCACCAACACCCGTTCAGTCTCTGAATGCCTTTCATATCCTATCATAGCGGATTTAGAAAGTGACACTGCGGATTACCCAATCCTCCACATTATTACCATACCCGAGTTCTATCTCGGCCATTTGAAAGTTTCCTATACAAATTTGGTAGTGGTTCTCTAGTTTATTAGACTAGATAGGCTCTAAGGGACTTCCCGCAACAAGGTATTTCGCATCTACCTTTAATAAAGGTAGATACTAGGGGGTAGCACGCTTTTAACGCCCCCTGTTGCCGACACCAGTTTATCGGCCACGTTCATCCTGAACGTATCTCCGCGCTTCATAATGCGCGCAATATGACACATCATACTCATTCTGTGTAAAGTCGGTTGTCTGTTAAATAGGATGGCATCGCCGTCCATCATATGACGGTGGACAGTGTCGCCCTCTTCCAAGACAATTGACTTTCTATCAAGGTATTTCAGTGTAATAGATTCGCCATTCTTTTTCTCCAAAATCTTAGCACCGGGCCACACATCGGGTCCGTTCTGCACCAATTTCGTCAAGAAAGCTTTATTCACACGATTCACCCTTACCGGCTTGGTAATATTTTTCGCTATTTTCATAGGAATTCCTAGCTCACGAATTGAAATATTCGGGTCCGCAGTGATGACTGAACGCGCGCTAAAATCAACACGTTTTGCCATTAGATTGCCTCTCATTCTGCCACCCTTGCCATTCAGTCTGTCCTTAATAGACTTCAATGGTCTGCCAGAACGCTGAGCAACAGGGTTGGAACCCGGCAACTTATTATCAACCTGACTGGCAACGTGATACTGTAACACAGTCGTCCAATCATTCACAACATTTTCCGGCGCATTATTCTGTATCTTGTCCTGAAGCGTCTTATTCGTTTTAATAATATTCACAAGAATATGACTCAAATCGTCTTCAGAGCGCTGCTGAGCATCGTGTTTTACAGAAGGTCTTACGGCAGGCGGAGGCACAGCTAAAACCTGACAAATCATCCAATCCGGACGAGACCACAAAGGACTAAATCCCATAAATGTGACATCCTCGTCAGAAATGCGCTTAAATATCTTGAGGACCAATTCAGGTGTCAAAGGAATGACAATATTCTCGTCACCTTCTTCGCTGTTATTCGTCCATTCAGCATACAAAGAAGCAAACCCTTCTTTTCTGACTTTCTTTGGTTGAAGACAACCGCATCCGTCTTCAGTATCTTCTCCACAGCGCTTAATGTCTTTGTTTAATTCAAAGACATATTTCCATCTGGCCTGAGCTGACATTTTAAGTGCTTGCTTGTATTTTTCTTTTGACACTAATAGTTTACTACACTTGAAGCAAACACAGCGTAGAATTTTTTGAATTGTAGACAAGTATTGAATGTAAAAGACGGGACGCGCCAATTCAATATGTCCAAAGTAACCCGGAGTTTGCATATAATCTAAACCGTCCGTTGGACAGATTAATCCGGGTTCTAAAACCCCCATCCTGGGGTCAAACAGTCCATTGATTACTGGCTTATTGTTAATATATGTATCGCGGCTTGTAATTTCGGCTACAGAGCCTTTCCGAATTTCTTCGGGCGATAATATACTAAATTGGATGCCGATAATCTTGGAGCAATTAGTATTTTTCATGTTTCTGGAACTTTGCGACATTCTTATTATAATACTATAAATAATATTTAGATTGTTTCAAATCAATTTTATTTTATTCCATTCATTTTAAGTAAAGTGTTTTTATATTGTTTTAAACGTATTTTTATTTTATTTATCTTTGATTTGACCTTGAATATAACTATCATAATAGAACTTACTAAATAATCCAATTATACCTACACCATATGTAGCAAAGAATATAATAATATAATAGTTAAACCAAGTTTCTATTGGGGGTCTGTAAAAGTAAAAATTTACATACAATAAGAAAAACTGACAAAGTTGTAGGGAAGTTATGTACTGTTTCAAGAACCGAACTTGCTGGATTTTTAAGAGACAACTTAGATAATAAGTATACATTATTGTATGTACAAATGAATTTAATAGGGTCGCCATCCATATTATATCAACCTTGTAAATATACATTAGATGCCAACTTAATACTGCTCCTATGTGGTGATATTTTTGAAGAAATATAGGTGTTTTGCCATTCAAATATAGTAAAAATGTATCAAAAAATTCGTAATATTTTGAGATGTAAAACAAATAGTTTATAGTGTCAAAATGCGGGTTTTGGAAGTAATAATTTGATTTGAATACTATTCCATCATTGTATAATATTTGTGTTATTGACACAAAGGTCCAACCACTAAACATAATTAAAAATCCATTGTGGATGAGAGATAAACAATATAGTAAGGATGGATTAATGCGTAAATCTTTGGGATATGCCAAATATCCAGCAATTCCTAATAATGGTGTAATATGACACAAGTTGGATACAGTAACCATTTCGTTCATTATAACTATATTTAAGATTTTATGTTTATATACATTTTTTAAATATTTTTTGAAAAAAAATTGATTTGAAAAAATAGGATATAAAATTATTTTATAAAGTAATACAACCCCCAATTTATAAAATGCCAAGAGACCAAATTAAAATGAAATCCAAGACTTCTTTAAAGGATAAGAAGGCTGATGATAGACGTAGAAAGCAGATTGAGAGCGATTCATCTGATAATGATAGCAATTACAATAGTGAATCTGAAAGTGAAGATGATGATATTGACCAACACGAATACAGAAAGTTTTTGGCCAAGATGTTTCCTTCTAAACACATCAATGAAAAAGTGAAGGCAGGAGAAAAACTTAAGAAGGCTTTAAAAAAAGATGCTAAGAAAAAACAAGAATCTGAAGAAGAGTCTGAAGAATTAAGTGAAGAAAGTGATTCTGATTATGTACCTGTTAAAAAAAGTAAGAGTAAGTCTAAGTCACGTAGACTGAGACGTAAGGTATATGAGTCTGAATCTGAAGAAGATGATGATTATGAAACTATTTCTGAATCAGAAGACGCAGGCTCAGAAGAGGACGATTATGAGACTATTTCTGAATCAGAAGAGTTAGAAGATGATTCAGAGGCAAGCTCAGAAGAAGAAGAAGTTGTTCAAAAGAAGAAAGGTAAAAATAAGAAACAATCAAAGAATTTCAATATTATACTCTCAATTGGAGCTGACAAGGTCAACAAAGAAGATGAATTGTCAGAGGAATATGAAGCATATTTTGATGATGAAGATGACGAAGACGATGATGATAGTGATGCGCCAACTGAAAACGAAGACGACCCTATCAGCTCCGATGAGGATTCTGACGATGATGATGAAGAAGATGAAATCTTAGAACCAGTTCAAAAGAAAAAAGGTAGTAAGTCAACTGAAGAAAATGTCAAGCTAGTTACTAGTGATAAGTCTGTAAAGAACAATAATTCAAAGGCAGAAATAGATTTGTTAGCAGTTTTAAAAACGTTACAAGAAAAAGGCGAAAATACTGGTCTTGTAACCGAGTGTATCAAATTGTGCAATCAAAAGATGTTGGTCAGTAAGAAAAAGGAACTGAAAAAGTTGAAGAAGGAAAAAGACCGCAATGACCGCATTTTCAGACGCATCTTGCGTGACAAGAATACAATGAATGATTTTGAATTCTTTGAAAAGATGGATATTGAGAGTCAGAAGAAAATAATCAAGGAACTGCGTGAAATCAATAAGGTTACCCGAATTGAGAAACCCTATCGCCTGACATTATTGGAATCCGATATTCCTGTCAATTTCAAGGGTGCCGCAATGAAGAAGATTGGCACTTTGAGACATATGGAGCCAGGCAGCGGTGAATACTACAAGATTAAGAATTGGGTTGACACCTTTATGCGCATTCCATTTGGAAAAACTCAAGACTTGCCTATTTGTATTGAAGATGGTGTTGACAAGTGCCACGAATTTATGTCTGAGGCCCAGAAGACATTGGATAATGCTGTTTACGGACTCAATGATGCCAAGATGCAAATCATGCAGATGCTCGGTCAACTCGTCACGAATCCCAAGTCAATTGGAAGTGCGATTGCTATTCACGGACCTCCTGGCACCGGCAAAACCAGTCTTGTCAAGGAAGGTATTAGTAAGATTTTAAATAGACCATTTGCGTTCATTGCGCTTGGTGGCGCTACCGACAGTAGTTTCCTAGAAGGACACGGCTATACTTATGAAGGCTCAATGTGGGGCAAGATTGTTCAAATTCTGATTGATAGTAAGTGTATGAATCCAGTCATCTATTTTGACGAGCTGGACAAGATTAGTGATACTCCAAAGGGCGAGGAAATTGCGGGCATCTTGACACATTTGACCGATACGACCCAAAACTCACAATTTCACGACAAGTATTTTGCGGAGATTGATTTTGACTTAAGTAAATGTCTGTTTATATTTAGTTACAATGACGAGAGCAAGGTCAATCCGATTTTGAAGGACAGAATGTATAGAATTAAGACAGCTGGTTACAATCAGAAGCAAAAGACAAATATTTCCAACAGTTATTTGTTGCCCAAGATAAGAGAGCAAGTTAAGTTCTCAGTGGAGGATATTGTCATTCCAGATGCCACACTCCATTACATCATTGATAATTATTGTATGAGAGAGGACGGAGTACGTAATATGAAGAGATGTTTAGAGATAATTTATACCAAGTTGAATTTATATCGTCTCATGCGTCCTGGTTCTAATTTGTTTGAAGAGGATATGTCTATTAAAGTAGCATTTCCATTTACAGTCACACGGGATATAGTAGATAAACTAGTCAAGACAAATAAAGACGCAATCAGTAGCGCGTTGTATTCTATATATGCTTAAATCAACTGTTCTATAGCTTTGCAAAAGCTTCGTGAAAAAGTGGAATAAAAAGGAAAAGGGAAGAAAAAATAATATAATATATATATATTATTTATAAGAAGAAATAACAAATGAGTTTTAAACAACATGTTGAAAAAATATTAGAAAATAGTCAGAAAATTACACCACATAGTCCAATATCACCAAAAACACCTTTACATTCACCAAAAACACCTTTACATTCACCAAAAACACCTTTACATTCACCAAAAACACCTTTACATTCGCCAAAAACACCAAAAAAACAAAAAAAATATTTATTCCTCTGTTTTTTTACTCATGGTGTATATGGTCGTGCAGCACAACCATATAACGCCAATCCTCACGCGTCGGTAAATATAAAGACATTTCATTCAGTGCCCAAACTAATGACTTATTTGAGTTGTAGCCCAGGAAGTTCATTATTAGGAGCAGCAGGCGGCTCTGATAATATAATATTGGCTGATTATTTTAGACGTAATGGTGATTTTGACATGCTGGATAAAACAGACTATGAAGAACCTAGCTATAAAATAAAAACAACAGACCAAATGTTGTCGCATAATTACTTAGGCTATATAAATACCGCATTTGATAATTTAGAAATAAGACCAAGTCATAGAACAGAGCGTTTCAAAATTACCAATCCAACTGATGTTGATGTATGTCGTAATAGTTTTATTTGTGACAATAAAATAGGCATTGGTCATAATTTTCCAAATAAAACATATAGTACAACAGACAGACCAACTCACACAAATGTAGGGCATAATTGGGGTATTTTTATTTACAATAACAATTGTGGGATTAAACCAGGCACTAGTATACAAAATATAGAAACAATAGATAAAGAGGTAGTTGAAGATGAAGAAGGATTTATTACTGGTTTAATATTCACCTTGGAAAATATTATTAAAGGGTTAACTCAAGAGTTTGGATTAACAGAAGACGATTATTTGTTTTTGTTTGATTATTCTTGTAACAATTTTGGCACCAAATATATTAATCCCAAGGATTATCAAAGGGTGATAAGACGATTAGGGCGAAGCATTTCAAAAGATTTTGGGTTTGGAAAAAGGAAGAAAAATAAGGGTACTAGGAAGGTTTTAAAAGGTAAATTAAAGAATAAGAGGGTGAATAAAAATAGCCTTAATAAAAGTAGAAGAAAACTAATTAAATAAAAATACCATATAAATATTTATTACAAGTATAATATAATTTATAATTGTAATGGCAGCAGAAAGAGAAATTCTATATAAAATGAAAACAACGGCCAGTATATTTTTGAATACATTAAAGCAAGTAAGAAAACTCAAGGCAGAAATTGACAAAAATATTGAACTAAATATGGATAACAATTATTTTGTTGAAAAACAAACTACGAATAAGGATTTCAACGAAGTTTTTGATATAAAGTCCATAGATGAAGTGATAAATATTGTAGAACCACTCATTGATGAAATAATGATAGAGCGAGAAAAAATATGTGAAAATCACGAATACATTGAAGACCAAGTTGAGACCGGAATAGAGTGCAATATGATGACAATATATTATTGTAAATTCTGCCATGTGACTAGAATGAATGAATAATTTTCTGATATGTATTAATTAAGTTAAAATATATAAACTTAATTAACTGAGTTTGAATTTAATATTCCGAATAAGGCACATTATTGCCGCCACGTGAAATCAATGTGCTATATTGTTCTGTTGACATACAAGCGCATCCTTGACTATTAGAGTAAGTATTAGGGCAGCATTCTGGCTTGAATTCGGTGTTTGCAAACACATCCATTTCGCCTTCAGCTAAAGGCTGTTGGTTCTTGCCTCTGTCCCAAATTGATTTTACTCCAGCACTGGGAGCAGTTCCGGCAGTATAAACTAGAGACGGTTGTGACCAAGTATCGGGGTTCAAAAACGAAAAACTGCTGCTAGTTGACGCAAATTGCGGGCCGGCATTGGTCTTGTAATTAGCAAATCCTTCTTTACTAGAATCAACATTGATTTCTTCATCCATTTTTTCCTTCTCCAAGCGTTCTTTTTCCTTTCTTTCTGCCTCCAACGCATCTTCTAAATTCATATTCTCAGCACCCTCTATTAATCCACCAGTGCTGCACGCACACATTGTGTGACCAAATAATACCATCAATAAGAAAATAATGATTAAAACAATCTCCAATCTACATTTGTATGAACCAATAGAAATATCCATATTATACATATTTGTTAGATTATTTTATTTCTTGTAATATTTTTTACTTTTTTATTTTTCATCAGAAACAATAGAGTCAATAATATAATTATAGTCATTGAATATTTGCCCATTGGAAATAAAATATTGTGTCGTGGTTAATAAATGGTATAAATTTTCGGAATTTCCTAAAGCTATGTGTAAATCACTTCCATCAATTTCCACGAGTCCGTAAACTTCACCTCCAGATTTTAACATATCGCCAATTTTAATATCTTTGATGTATTTATTGGAGTCAATTAATTCAACTACAAAATCTGACTTGAATCCCTTATCTAAATTTCTGTGAATGTCTATATAATTGTGAGTGGTTGGTTTTTGTTTTATATGTTTTAAGACGCGTTCTAATTTAGCTTCATATAAATCATCCCAATCCAAGAATTCTAATCCATTAATGATAATATCTTTTGTGTTAGTATTTATACAATATATATAAGGTTCTTTATATCCGTGAATTTCAATTGCCTCTGGATGGTCTTTTACATAAATCCAGCGGCCGTTGTATTTTACCCAATGACTTTCACTAACTATAACACCTTGTAGTGAAAACATGCGACTATTATTCAAATCCAATTTCATTGTTGCCGTTATTCGTGTATTATCGGATAATATATCACCCGGTTTAATATCAGATATTTTTATTGTTTCACCATTATACATTGTAAATTTAGTATTCTTATCAAAACATTGTTTGGGTACGCTTACAGGACTTAAATGAAACATTTTTGACAATACTGCAACTATAACAGAAAATAAAGCAATAAGAATTGCTAATGGGATTGACATTGATGCTGCAGCTACCCAAGTTATAGGTAATGACCATAATATAGCTACAAGAGCTATAAAAATAACCAATAAAACTATCATTAATTGAAAGAACGCACCTATCATTGCTTTTAGTGCATAATAAGCTCCTAAAAATGTATATAATCCAGATGTTAAAATTCCTTCTACTTTATGCAATGAGTCAACCATAGCCAGTAACATTTTTTGCAATGGAGTAATTATATTCATTATTCTGTCTAATACTTCAGATACAAATTTTGCAATATTTGTTCTTAATGAAGATATTGCACCTCTTAAATTGTCAATTGCGTCACCAACAGATGAAAATGCTTCGTTAACTGTATTCAATAAATAAACGTGTGGTTGTGTTAGTGTTGACATCATATTTACAGTATTTTGCTGTACGCAATAATTAAAATTATCTGATGTATATTCTGAGGCGGTTTGGCCTTCGGGTGTCACGATAAGTCCAGCAAATGGTATATATTTTGGATTACATCGCTGATTAGGCCAATCAGAAGCAATTTCTGCTTTATTTTGCATAATTAAAGTAAATACAATAGACGATATAACTACTATGGTTGCTACAGTAACAATTAATATAGACGAAGCATATAATTTGCTATGCGATAGTTTACAATTATTATCCATTTATATTTATACTAATATATGAATGGATAATAATACAATATTTTTTTCTTATTTATTTTATTAGTTTCATTATCACTTTGTTAGTTCATCATCTTCCCAATCCCAAAAAGTATGTTGGCCAATTGGTATGCGTTGATTTGTTGTAATTAAACATGAAACCCATTCAGGTATGTTGTTTGACTCTATTACTGCGTCTGGATGGTCCATTACCTTGACAAACTTGTCTGTTATTTTATTGTAAATGAAATGATGTCCAGTGACATAAATTGTCTCTCCATTGATACCACCATTAATTTTATAATAAGGGTCTTTATTTTGGTTATCTATTTTCATAACTGAGAATACTTTTCCCCCATCCTCTAATTCGGCGCCTAAAGGCAAATCTTTCATAGCAAAAATGTCACCACTTTTTGTTTTTACTTTTGTATCTGGATGAAAACAACTTTTGGGCATTGCAGCACCAAATACTCCTGCACCAGATATCATTAATTTGGAAAGACTATCTAACATAAACATAAATGTAGTTATCATTCCAACCATTTTGGCAAACATATCCTTTATAGCAATAATCATTCGTTGAAATTCTACAATAAGATTTATAAAAACGCTAAAAATGTTTGGTATTATATCTGCTAAGAAGTCTCTAATATTACTAATCATTCCACGTGAATTATTTATATCTTGAGTTGCCTCTTCAGCAAATGATGCCAATGATGACACCATATATGTCATAGGTTGCATTAAAGTTCCCATCATATTTACTTGTGAATCTTGAACACAATAATTAAAATCATCGGATATACTGTCTGAATACATCCAATAAGATGGGTTACATCTATATTCGTTCCAATTAGCTTTTACTTTTGCGGCTGATGTATAATACATAAATAATGCGATTTGAGCTATAAATCCTAAATTAACTAATCCAAATATTAAATAATTTTTTCCTGTAGGCATATAATAATATTATATATTTTTTATTATTTTCTACGGCGGGTACTAACTTTACTGCGTCTAACTTTACTACGTCTAACTTTACTACGTCTAACTTTACTACGTCCACCTTTAGCTTTCCAAGCATTATCTCCTGCTCTATTTGCATCTCCATAAGCAGAAACTTTTGCCATTGTAACATTGGCATCAGATAACCCGCCACTATTAGGATACGGTACAGATAATGGATTAACTGTCATTGTATTATCTCCACCTTTCTTTACATATTTATATTTACGTTTGGACCCACCTTTATTTATATCTTTTAAACTTGTCATTTTACTAATATTTTCGGCTCTAGCAGCATTTCCGGCAGCAAATGGTGACCCAGAATTTTCTATTGGAACAACATTTGGAAGTAAACTTTTTGAATCAGTCATTATTATATAAAATACATATATAATAATAATTTGAGTAAAAAAAGGTTTAAAATAGTATTTTAATATAATACAAATACAATGGATGAAAATCAAAGACTTCATTTACAAAAGATGATTACCGCAAATAATGTTGAAGACCAAACTGGATTAATACGCGAGCTCAAACACAGTCATATTCTCAGAGAAAATGTCAATAATTTGGTGATGCTAAAGGCAAAATATATGGACGACCAGGATGCGCTCAATATGGAAGCAATGTCTGAATGTAATTTCTTGTTTACCTATTACACTGACCTTTACAACAAGATTAGAAAGGATGAGATAGATTTGAAAATTTTATTCCAATTTTTGGATGTTCTAAATAAGATTGAAGAAGGAAAAATGGACCAACACGAGGGGTCATATGAGGTTGGTTTGCTTCTGAAAAAAATATACGTAGATAGTGCTTTACGCAAAGCTGAGAAGCTGAATGCTGAGCATGCGTCTGAGGAGCCGGAATATAAA